TCTAATGAGGTGTTTACGAATATCATATAACACTCATATCCAAGTAACTTTAAACCTTGCACCTGTTTTGCAATTTTAGCATAGTCTTTACCTGTACCGTCAATGATAAGTCCTAAACGTCCGTCAAGGAAGTTACCCTTCATACGAGAGGTAACACCTTTTGCACGCCCACGAATTTCTTGTCCTTTGTCTGAATAGATGTCTTCTGGTGTGGTGTCTAGACCAGCATCATTCAACATCTTTTCATAGATGTCATCACTGTTCACCATTTTCAGACCGAGGCCGGAAGTGGTTCTTTTCGCTACATACGACTTACCACTTCCAGGCCCACCAGCCATGAATATCGCTTTAAATATATTGGGGTCGTAAACTCCCTCTTGTAATTCGTTATATGTTTTCATGGTCTACTTTCTCTAACAACTCTTGTATGTATTTATATTCCTCTGGTTTCATAGGTTCTAACTCCCTTGTCTGTCTCTGCAAATTAGTGAACTTCTTTAACTTTTGTTTTTGTTTCGCTTTCATGTGAATTCCTTCTCTATGTGATTTAACTATCATGACAAAGATTTCTTGAGTTGTTATTGATGCCTCCTTTTATACGTCTATACGTTCGGCCGAACCAGTGTTAGAGTACTGTGGCCCAGATGATGGATACTCTTCTTCTAGACTATCTTTTACAGTTTCCATGTAAATTTGATGTCTAGGGTCTGCACCCATTTTAAATTCATGTCGTATTGTTGTTACCAGATGTTTGCCAGATAACTGTTTGTCCAGTTTATCTTCTGTGTCGGATGACGATGCAGCGATATTCAATTCAATGATATCTCCTGCTTGACTATATGTTTGGCCTGGAACTTGAATTTGTAATTTGATACCACGTTCAAATTGTCTCATTCTAGACTTTCTTCTTTGCAGTGTCTTTTCTAGATTGTCACTTTGATATGGATAATCTTCGGTTTCATAAAAATGTTTGGTCGCACTTGTTGTTGAAACATATAGTTTCGTGTCTGGATAATCCACCAGACTTTTCTGCGTCCTCGCATCTGTGGCTTTTGAAATGATTGGAGACTTCCCATCTGTGTGGGTGTCTTTCTCAAAATTCTCCAAGTAGTTGAAGTCATAATCTTTGAGAGTTTTATTGTACAAATCGTGTACCCTTAATTTAGATGAGTAGAAACCTTCACTCATATTATATATAGTATCTTTGGTGCTTAAAACAGACATTTCAGTGATAGTTTCTAAGTTTTTTACAGGGTCAATCGTACCTTTTTCACTTAGTTGATTGGGTATGTTTTCTTTGTATACCATTGATGGTTCTTGGTCACACAACCCATCAATAGACCTAAAATGAAATCCTTTGGTTGTCTCATAGAATATGTATGATGGTGCTTCTTTGTGTTGTTTAGAATTAGATATCTCACATAGATGTTGGATTGTAGTAAACGGTTTCTTATTAGGCACTACCATCTTTACATGATTTGCAGTTGGTTCTACAAACAGTTTTCTAGTTGAGTCCAGATAGTTCTGGTCACGCAATATCTTTTCTACAATATCAGCAGGGTCGCCTTTATATGATTGTGAAATTCTTGAGATTTGATTACGAAATGATTCTTGTGTAGTGAAGTTAACAGATACCAACAATGCACTGTCGTTTACACCTGTAACTGTATTGATTTTATATACCTGTAGCGGTGTAGTTACATAGTCAATAACTGACGTTTCATCATCGTTGTGTAATTTGGGTGATTGTTGAGGAGTCTGAATCTTGAGCGAGAGTTTTTCTTCACCAATGATTGGTGCATTGAGTACAAGATTATTAGTATCCTTGAATAGTAAATCTCCACTAATTGCATTGGAGTATATGTCTTCATAGATATTAATATTTTCCAACAGGTTTGTAATGTCGATTTCTAGTCCTTTGGTGGTCAGTAGTTTACACTCTTCAACTAAAAATTCGCCTGCAAATTGCAAGTCACTCTTGGCCATTATGCACCTTCTTTAATTTTCTTTTCAAATTCCTTAACGAAATCTTCAATAAATCTAGGTTGTATCAATCGTATCTGTGCCTTTTGTTCTTGTAACTTCTGTTCATATTGATAGTTTGATACAGCAGTTGCAGATGCATAGTCTGTAGTATTCATACCAACATCAATTACTTCAGTTGTGTCACCAGATGTTTGAGTGACCTCGTAATGATGTATTGCATCTGGATTACCATATCGTTCTTTCACATATTGTTCAAATGTCTGTTGCGACATAGGCCAATCATGATAATAGTCTACTATATCGTTTGCGACAAGAATTGTCCAGTGTAGTTCTGGGTCACCATAATACTTGTGTGCAATAATCTCTGGTGCTTCGCCATCCTGTACATCGTAGTAATCAAAATCAATCAACTGATTCTGTGTTGTGAGTTTTACCCTACGAAATATATCTTTCATAATGGTTTCTCTACCATCACCTTTAGCATCATACGATAAATTTGGAAACATTGAAAAATATGACATTTAAAACCCCTCGACAATCTTTTCTCTGGTGATGACTTCCAGTTCTTTGAATTGCAGTTCAATGTTGGTTTCTACAGGTGGAGCACCTTCTCCGTTAAGTCCACTTGTCGGTCTGAAAAATTGTACTCTTTCTCCACCATACGTTACATTGCAAGATTCTAAAACTGATGTCGCAATCCTATTGAGAAATCTGTTTGCACCACCACTATAATAGTATTCTATATCAAATGTCGCTGGTACGATGAAAGTTCTTGATGAGTCTGATGGCCCATCAAATGATGGTGCCATATAAAATCTAAATGTGTTTACAATACGGTCTACTGCTTTTGCTTCATTTTCTGATTTTGGCATCATCTTAAATGAGAATGAGAAACTTCTACGACTGACGCCCTCAAATACCATTTCCATTCTGTTGTTGGTAACCTTACCACTTGAAATTTGCATTGATGCTTTTGCACCAGGCGCTGCAGTGTCCAATGCAGTTCTTAATGCCTCTTTACCAGATTCTGCCGCAACATCACCAAACGCACCCATTGCTGAAATAGCTGATGAACTGAAATCACCACCATCTTGAAATCCTTTATATGCAGCTATTGCTGCAGCAGTCGATGCACCAATCTCTACCTCACCATACTTTGCGTCTTGTTGCAGCGATACCTGTGCAGGCATATACAGTGCAATAGAACTAGAGATACGTTTAGTTGGTGCTCGTTTTACTGATAAAGTTGAAGCTCCTCCACCACCACCGTATGATGTAGTACCTGTTGCAGATGGCGACCCACCAGAAAATGATATGTTTGCATTTGCCTGTTCATTAATAAAAAACTGGACGTAGTGACCTTGACCACTACTACCTAAATCTTCTGGATAAGACAGTTGACTTTTACTAAAGTTTGACCCTTGCATATTACGATGCTGGTTACTGTTTGTTCTAGTTGGTTGTATATCTGTCTCTGACATTGAAAGTTCCTATAAATATCTCTATATATTATTTATTTAGGTGTAATGTAATGGCATACCGTGGAAGATACAGTCCATCCAATCCAAAAAAATATAAGGGCGACCCCTCTAATATTATTTATCGTAGTCTCTGGGAACGTAAGTTCATGGTGTATTGTGATATGAATGATAAGATAGTTGAATGGGGTTCTGAAGAGTTCTTCATACCATACCGTTCACCCATTGACGGTAAAATACACCGATACTTCCCAGATTTCTATGTCAAGGTCAAAACTAATACAGGCCCAAAGAAGTGGGTTGTTGAAGTTAAACCCAAGATACAATGTAGTCCACCAAGAACCCCTAAAAGAAAAACCAAGAAATACATCAATGAGGTGCGTACCTTTGCAGTCAATGAAGCAAAGTGGATGAATGCAAAAGAGTGGTGTAAGGACAGAAATATGGAGTTTATCATCTTAACTGAAGTTGAATTGATGATATAAATAGAAGTATGGCAGAGTTAAATTATTTCGACCAGATATCGAACCAGATAAAAACAGGTAATGAACCGTTCAAATGGTATCGTAATCGTATTAAAGAATTAGGTACACCTAGTGTGCCTGAACTATTGCGTACTGGTAAATTAAGTAAAACACCAACTGGAAAATCTTTGAATATGTTTGTGTATTCTCCAAAGGGTAGAAACAAATTACCGTACTATGATACGTTTCCTCTCGTACTTCCATTGAAGAGTATGGAAGGTGGTTTCCTTGGTCTTAACTTTCACTACCTACCATATGCGTTAAGAGCAAGACTTCTTGATGCAGCAGGGGGTGACAATTTAAGTATCAGTGCGATTGAGAATAATAGACTAACCAAACCATGTATCAAAAGATATTTGTTTGGATATACACGTTCTATGTTTCGTAAGATTGATGAAGAAGATAATCTCACTGCAATCATGTTACCAGTACAAAGATTTAAGAAAGCGTCCACCAGTGAAGTGTGGGCAGATTCAAGGAAGATGATTTAATGGCACAAGTATCACTAACACAAGGTCTTGCTGCTCTGAGCAGTAGTGACTTTTCATATGCAAGTAAATATGAAACAGAAATAACATTTCAAGGTGTCACTAACAAAGACAGAAATCTCACTATTCGTTGTGATAACATAACCATGCCAGGCAGAAACCTTCGTACTGTTATGAATGGTAATGTTTATGGCCCACCACATGAAATGGTACAGGGAACTACATTTGGTGAAATCGCAGCAACATTCTATTTAAGTTCAGATATGAGAGAACTTAAAACCTTCCACGAATGGCAAGACAAAATAGTAAACCCAGATACATATGATTTAAACTACTACAAAGAGACAGTAGGTGTAGTAAAGATTTTCTCTCTAGATAAAAGTGAGAACAGAACTTTTGGTATTGAATTAGTAGAAGCATTTCCAAAAACCATAGACCCAATACAGGTAGGGCACGCTTCACCTAACACAATAAATAAAGTTGGAGTGTCTTTTCAATATAGGTATTGGAAACACGCAAGTTAATTAACATAATGCATTAGGAGAATATAGTATGGCATTACCACAGTTAAACGCCCCCAGTTATCAGATGGAAGTTCCATCGACAGGGGAAGAGGTGAAATATCGCCCGTTCTTAATTAAAGAACAAAAGGTATTGATGATTGCACAGGAGACAGGTAAAGAAAGTGACATGGCTCGTGCAATGTGTGACATAGTAAAAAGTTGCACAGATGGTGCAATCAAAAATCCAGAAAAACTTCCCACATTTGACATTGAGTATATGTTCTTACAACTTCGTGCCAAATCGGTTGGTTCAGAGGTTGAGTTGCAAATTACTTGTCCAGATGATGATGAAACTAAAGTACCAGTAACAATCAATTTAGATGATGTTAAGGTTCAAACGGATGAAGAACATTCTAAAGAAATCATGATTACTGATGATATTGGTATTAAAATGAAATATCCTTCAATGATTGATATCAGTAAATATGGAAATAAAACTAAGACCGTTGATTTAACCTTTGGTGTAATCAAAGACTGTCTGGAATCTATCTTTGATTCAGAACAGGTATATGAAGATATGCCTAAAAAGGAATTGGATACATTTATTGAGTCAATGAATACTGAACAGTTCGGAAAACTGCAAAAATTCTTTGACACTATGCCCAAAGTAAAACATACCATTACGGTGACAAACCCAAATACTAAAGTTGAAAGTGAAGTCATTGTGGAGGGTATGCAGAATTTTTTAGCATAGCCCTTTCGCATGATAGTCTAGAAAATTATTATAGGTTAAACTTTAATATGATGCAACACTACAATTATAGTTTGACTGAATTGGATAACATGATGCCTTGGGAAAGGGAAATATATGTGAGTATGTTAAAACAGCACGTTGAAGAAGAAAATGAAAGGATGAAAGAACGTCAGCAGAAAAGACGTTAACATCCATAAATAAAAGACAGGAGAGAGTAATGTCTGAAGAAGAAGTAAAGAAACACCACCCAGCAGATACTAATGGTGATGGTAAAGTATCTGATACAGAACATGAGATGTTCTTAGAGTTCAAACGTAAAGAACTT